GGCTGCCGACGAGAAAATCCCCTTGGTCTTCGTCGTCCGGGGCAGGGTGCCGTACTCAACGAGATGGGCGTGCCGGCCGCCGTTGTGGTGGAAGCCGACGCGGGCAGACACCCGTCCGGGGCCGCGCACCTCCACCTTGAGCATCACCGAGTTGGCCAGATTGCCGGTGACGCGGCCGATGCCGGCTACCTGCTGCCGGAGCGCCGAAAGGCCGATGAGCCCGGCCTCCTTCACCGCACGCTCGACGGCGCCCGATGCCACGGACGCGGCAACCGCCGAAACGTCCATAAACGGCTTCTTGCCCGCGGGAGCCCCGTCGATCCGCCACGTGTCGCTCATGCGGTCACATCCTCGCAGCGCATCTCGTAGGTCTGGGTCACCGTGTAGTCGGGCAGCATCTGGGCATCCATCGGGATCTCGGCGTTGTCCGTCTCGCCGGTGAACGTCGTCCGCTGGACGGTGCAATTCCCCAGCGTGCCCCGGAAGCCGTTCAGGGCCTTGCGTGCGCCCTTTGCCGCATCAACCGCCCCGGCATAGGTCCGGTCGTAGATTTTGACTTCCAGCGTCACCACGGGCCGTTCAACGGTGCCCGACAGAGCGGTAGGCACCTGCACGCTCAGCCTTCGGTAGCAGAGCAGGGGGTAGAGGGTGTTCTGCGGCGCGATCACCGGGAACACCCGCGTGCCGAAGACGGGGGCGGAATCGGCGTGCGTCGTCAGCCTGGCAGAAACCATCGCCGCCAGGCCGCGGTTCATGTCGTCGGCCATGTTCACGCCTCCTTGGGGATGTGCCGCTCGGTGCAGGTCAGCATCTGGTAGAGCTGCCGCTCATACTCGTCGATCGACGCAATCTCCAGCTTCCGGCCGCGGTAGACGATCCACATGTCGGACGTGAGCAAAGACAGGAATCGGATCTTGAGCTTGTACATGGTCGTGCCAACTTGCTGCCCGTACTGAACGGACTCGCGCGACGACAGCGGGCGGATCTCGCTCCACACCGAGCAGACCAACTGCGGCGTCAGCGTCGCCTCGCCGGTGTCGTTGCGGCCCACCACGGCCTGATAGACCTTCACCCGCTCGGTCAGGTCGCCGGCATTGACGGGCATCAGTAGCCCTCCCATCGCACGGTATTCAGGAGCGTCTTGACTCCAAACGGCACTTCCTTGAGCGCCGCCTCAGAAGTCATTTCGCGGTTGGAAAACAGATGAGCGACGAGCATCATGATCGCGGGCTTCACGGCCTTCGGCACCTTCGTGCCGTCTTCGCCGTAGCCGGCCCACCACGTCGCCGTGACGGCGTTCCGGTCAACGATGTAGGCGGGCCACGTTTGCCCGTAGAGCGGACGGATGCCCCCCGGGATCTGCTCTCTGTCGACGCGGTACTTGTCGGTCGGCAGCGTCACAACCGTGCCAACGCCGTTGACAATGCTTGCGGTGTAGGTCAGGGCCACGTCGGTGTACCCTGTCGCCCTGGCCATCGGCGGGAACGGCAGCCGGAACTCAAACGGAAACGAGTCGGTGCGAAGCTGCCACTGCGTGTGAAGGAACGTCCGCTGCGTGTAGGCTTCCGCCCATTCCCGGGCCGCGGAAATGTACGTCGCCATCAGCCCCAGATCCTCGCCTGTGTCGTCGATGCGGCACTGGAGCTTCGCTTCCGCAATCGACACCGGCTCCACCGTCGGCTGCGTCAGCCGGATCAGCGATCGGTACTCGACATAGCTGCGGTCGGCAAACTGCTGCGTGGTCATGCGGCGTCCTCTTTGGCGCCGATGCGCCAGATGCCTTCGGGCTTCTTTCCGCTCTGCGTGAAGTCACGCGTCGACTGAACCACAGGCGTTGCCAGATCGGCCCCCGGCCAAGTGATGTTGTATTCCCCGTGCCCGATGCAGACCCTCGGGGTGACAAAGCACCTCAACCCGCTGGCTCGCCACTGCTGCCAGAAGAACATATCGTCATCAACGCGGCCGTCGTTCCAATCGTCTCGCTCGCTGGGGGTGCTCCAGAACCACGGTTTTCGCATCCGCTTGAGCGCCGCGGTCGACAGGATCGTGCAGCCGAAGTGTGCGGCGTCCACCTCCTGGACCGGGGCAGAGAACCAGTCGGGCGTGAGCCCCGCGCTCTTCGTCGTGCCGGCGCCGGCAAACGTCCCAAGCGGGGTAATCATCGGGCGGCCGTCGTCGCGCTTCGTTTGGAACGGGGCCAGGGCCTCGCACTGGAGGGCCATCACCGTCGCCATCAGTTGCTCGATGTCCTCGCGGAGCATGAACGTGTCGTAGTCCACCGCCAGGATGTATTCGCAGTCGTCAATCACCTGCTCGAACGCTCGGGAAAGACACTGCGACCAGAAGGCTCCCTGCACAATCGTCGGCTCGATGTTTAGCGGCAGGAGCGCCTTCCACCACACCATGTGGTTCGCCGTGAACGACAGCCGCGGCATCGACATGACGGCCTTGATGCGGATATCGCACTTCGTGGAACCGATCTCGACCAGCATGGGCAGCGCTCCGTGAGTGGCAAAACAACAGCGGGCGGGGCATTGCGCCCCGCCCGCGTGGGCGTTGTCAGCCTGTCTGGCCTGTCAAGCGTCAGCCGGTGTAGGACGTGCCCGTCGAGAGCGAGACGCCAAGCTGGCCGCTTACGGCCGCCAGGGCCCCCTTCTGGGCGGCGCTGACCGGGGGCTGCTCGCCCTTCGCCAGACGAGCCACGGTAAAGATCGAGCCCGTAGCCTGCCCGGTGGCAAGCACGCGGAGGTAGCGGCCCTGAGCCCCCTTGGTGTCGAGGTCGAACCGCACGATGTTGTCGGCCGTGGTGTTGACCGGGGTCGGGATCGTGAACCCGCCCGTGCCGCCACCAACAAAGGCAGCGATATCGGTGTAGGTCGTGCCGTCGCCTTGCTGGAGCTTGAGCACGGTCGCCACGGCCGAGTTGGTGCCGGCCGCGGCCACCTTCTCGAACACAACGTCGATCGACGCGTAGGCGAACTGGAGCGTGTCGATCACGGGAGAGTGCGTCTGGCTCGAGGTAAGGTTCTCGTCCAGCTGCGCGAAAGTCTTGGACTGCTCGACAAAGTTCATGGCGGAAGCTCCGGGGCGTGAGGGCTGTGCGGGTGGGTGAGTTGCGAGTGGGCCGCCGGCGGGGAACTTGGGCGCTCCCCGCCGGCGTCAGTTGTCAGCTATCAGGACGCGGCAGCCTTCAGGGCCACCATCGGGCCGGCAACGGCCGTGGTGCCGATGTCGTGGTTGACCATCGCGGCCCTGGTCGTGGCGAACGTGAAGGTCTGGTCGTACTCCATGTAGCGATCGGCCGAAGTCCGAATCGCAATCTGCCGACGATCACCGAACGAACTGGACAGCGACAGGTCGCCGAAGAGGGCCAGGATCTTGCCCGCGGTGCCGGTGGCATCGCCAAGCATCGACACCACCTGACGCACGGGATAGCCCATGAACACGTCGGGCATCGGCCCCGAAACGTCATCCTTGCGGTTGCCGTTCGTGGTCATCATCAGACGAGCCATGCCGGCCGCCCAGCCATACGGCGAGATGTACCACTTGGCGTTGCGCCGAGCGTAGACCGGCAGGCGAGCCATCGCGTTGGTGAAGTCGGTCAGGGTCAGCGTGTCGAACGTGGTGTGAGCGCTTGCCGCAGTCACAACGCCCTTCGCGCTGGTCAGATTTCCGAGGGCCGTGACGATGCCGACCGAGCCGTGGTAAGCCGGAGCCCCGGTCCCGATAAACCCGCCGTCGTCGAACGCCTGGGCGAACGCCAAGGCCGTTTCGGTCGCAAGCTCGTCAGCCAGCGAGATCGGGGAATCCTCGATCAGGCTGTTGGGGGTGCGGTTGCCAATCCCCCAGAGCTTCGCCACCAACTCCACTTGGTTGTAGGTGACGGTCGATTCGGTCGGGGTGTCGTTCTCACCGATCGGCACGGCGGTCAGGCCGCCGACGCGGCGCGGGACAAACTGCTGGTCGCTGGTCATCTTCCGGCGCTTGGCCTCGGACGGAAACACGCCGTACTCCTCGACGAGCCGAATGACTTCGGTGCCGAACTCCGGGGCCGTCAGGACACCGCCGAGGGCGTTCACGCTGCCGGACTGGGCTCGCACTTCGTGATCCTCGCACCACTTCCGGGCGTCAGCCTTGCCGAAGACGTAGGCTCGCAGGTGCATACCAGCGCGGAAGGCGTTCTGGTCGGCGTCAGGGCCGCGGAAGACCTTCGACCGCTGCTCGCCGCGGGGGATGGCAAACACCTTCCGGCGCTCGACCGTTCCCTCGCCCTCGCCTTCCTTGCCATCGCCCTCCTTCGGATCGCCGGTGCGACCGCTGCCGGCCGGGGCGCCCTTGTTCAGGATGCCGCGAAGTTCCTTCTGCTTAGCGTCCATGCGCTCGTGGAACGCAATGCGGCCCTTGAGCTTCTCGGCGCGCTGGGCGAGCGCGTCCATCGAAGCGTAGTTCTCGTCGGTCATCGCCTCGCCTTCGGGCGTCTCCTCGAGCGCGCCCATCTCGGCGAGCACCTTCATCAGCTCGTCCATCAAGACTTGAATCTGGGAAGTTGCCACGTGGGGGGCTCCTGTTCGGGTGCGGTGCGATAGTTCGCGTGGCCGCAATTTCCGATCCAGAGCCCCACCCCTTGCAGTTCACGGGAAGGGGTCTTTTATTGAACGCCCGGCCTCTTCCGCAGTTCGTTCGAGGAAACAATCTGCTTCGCCGTTGTGCCGCATCGGTCGCAGCGCAGATAGCGAACCTGCTGCGCGCCGCAGCGCACGCTGCTGACCGTCCCGTATCGACCGGCCCGGCATCCCGGGCAGGCGTCACCCGACTTGTCGGCCATGCGCTTTGATCCACTCCCGAAGGGCAACCGATCGCCGCGGGGCAGCAGGGGCCGGCGGCTTCACCAGGCCAGACTCCATCGCGTGATGGAACGACCGCTTGGCAACCGCAACGTCGCTGTCGGGGTACGCCGGATAGGTCGTCGGCGAAACGTCGTAGAGCGATTCAATCTCCATGACCGTGCGGACGTTGCGGCCCGCTTCCTTGCTCCACCGCTCCCCGCCGGGGGAAACAACAAAGCCGAAGCTCGAACCCTTCACAATCCCGTCTTCGATGTTAAACCGCAGATTTTGGGCGTAGCTGGCCCGGCCGAAGGGGAACTCGTACCGCAGCCCCTTCTCGTCGGGCGTCAGCACCAGCGTCTCGGGATGGCGGCCGAGGGGGTAGTCGCTGTTATGGTTCCAGAGGGCCCGCGTAGCCACGCCGTCGTCGCCCCTGCGGGCCAAGACCTTGTCGAAGGCCCGGGAGTCAATCCGCTCCACAAAGTCCCCCAGATCGAGCGACAGGAGCCCGAAGACGGATGCGTAGCCCACGCAGTAGTCCCGCTCCACCTGCTGCGGGGCGCCGTCGACGATCACCTCTTCGCTCCGCTTCTCAACACGGATCGCGGGGAAGCTGACGGCGGTGTTCAGCAGGGTTCGACGCTCGATGTTCATGGGGTTGCTCCGTTGTGCTGCTGCTTCTCTGGCATCCATCTGCCGGGCAAGTTTCTCGCTCCACACTTTCCCCGGGTCGCCACCCCAGAGCCCGTGCGCTATTCGGCCGTTCGACGGGAAGCCGGGCTCGCCAGGGGAAAACCCTTCGCCCTGGTTGTCGACTTCGTGCCGCGCGAAAAAGCTGACCATCCGCCGGGCCGTGTCGGGGCTGATCTTCACGCCGTTGCTCAGGTCGCGCGCCCTGGCAATGCCCACCTCGGTCCCGCCGCGGCCAAACTCTCGCCGCCACGCCAGCGCTCGGGCCGCCTCTTCGCGGACGCCGGCCGGGGGCGTGAAGTCGATGCCGTCGTAGATCGCGCGCGACTCCTGGCCGCCAGGGCTCGCCGCGGGGATCTTCTCGGGGCTGTCATCGATCCACACGTCAACGGTGAGTCCGGCTTCTCGGGCTGCGTCTTCCTTCTGCACGTTCGGGCCGCAGAGGATCAGGCCGCCCAGCAGCGGGAACCGCTCGCCAAACGTGTCTTTGATTTCCTGGCGGTTTTCGGGGGTATCCTCGCGGCGCGTGATGCACCACATCGCCACATCGGTTCCGTTCGCATCGTCCAGCAGCGCGTTGAAGAACTCAGGCGCGCGGGCGTAGGTTCGGTCGAAGTCTAGGGCGACGATCATGCGGCAGCCCCCGCAGCAGGGGCCTGGACGCCGTCAGGGGCCGGCGGGGGGGAATCTTGGGGCAGTGGCACTGGAGCCGGGGCAGGGGCCGCAGCGGGCGTCTCAGAGCCCATCACGATCCTCGTCGCCTCAGCCCGTCCAAGCGTCGGATAGGCCACGGTCAGCAGCTCCACGGCGGAAGCCTTCGACAGCGCCCCGCCGGAAACCTGCGCGAGGATCGCCAGCACGCCGTTCACGTCCACGGTCGCAGCGGCGTTCTTCGCAGCCGTCGCCGCCGCGTTGGCGGCCGCCTGCTGGAGCGTCTGCATGTTCATCTGGATAAAACGCTGGTCGCCGCCTTCAACGGTGTTCATGCTCTCGCGCCGCAGAACGTCGTTGATCGAAAGCCAGCCGTCCTGAAGACCGGAATGGTAGTAGGCCGATCTGGCCGCAGCGTCCCCTCGCATCAGTTGCGTGGTGTCAAACTCTGGGTAGTACCCCGCCTCGCGGTCGGCGTAGGTCAGCACGTCGCGGCACAGCGTCGTCTCGAAACGGCGACACCACTCCGTCATCGTGTACGTCAGGTAATCGAGCCCCTGCTGCTCAATGTTGTTGTTGGTCGATCGGTCGAGCATCCCGACAAGGTGCGGCGGAACTCCCAAGACGCGGCAGATTTCCTCAGCCTGGAACTTCCTCGACTCAAGGAATTGGCTGTCTTGGTTGTTGCCTTCAAACGGGATCGGCTTCAGGCCGCCCGTCAGCACCGCCGGCCGGTGGGCGCGGGTCGGGCCGCGGTGGCTCCGCTCCCAGGCGTAGCGGATTTCGTCGCGGGCTTCCTTGGAAAGCTCGTCGCTGTCGGTCGCCAGAATGATGCCAGGCCGGGCACCGTTGCCGAAGTAGGCGGCGCCGTGAATCTCCAGAGCGCGAGCCAGGCCGATGGCATCCTGCGCGACTTCCACAGGCACGATCCCGTTGATGCCGTCATTTGTCAGCCAGCGAAAATGCGTCAGTTGCTCCTGCCGGTAGTGCTGTTCCTCACCGTTGTCGTCGCGGTAGGTGTAGCCCAGCCGGCCCGTCTCCAACTGGCGGACCTTCATCTTTGTCGGATGCAACGGCTCGAGGGCCATGACTTCCGGGGGCGTCAGGCCGATTTCGCTGTCGGGGGTGTAGACCTTCTCGTTGAAGGCTTGGCCGCTGGTGCCGATGTGGACCACCATCTGCCCAACCCATTCCCACGTCGTCTGCCGGGTGTTCGGGCCGTGCAGAAAGAGTCGATTGAGCCAGTGCTCAGCCGCGTAGCGCTCGCCGTCTGGCGTCCGCTGCATCATCCGAATCGGGAGGTTTGCCAGCGTCACCGCAATTCGCCGCAGGCACGCCAGGAAGACGGTCGACCGCAGGGCCTCTTCCTCGTCAACGCGCACGCCGGAAGGGTTCGCGGAGCTTGCGGCCAGAAACCGGCCCGTGTCGTTGTCCCAGAGGAAATTGCGCTCCTCATCGCGCACAGAGTCGAGGAGGCTGTCGGTCACGCTGTCCGGCAGCCAGAGGCCGGCACGTGGGGTCCGCGGGGCGTAGGCGATCATAGGACAACGATTCCAGGTTTCGGCTTCGGGGCCTTGTTCACCATCTGGTCCTGCTCCCACCACCCAAGGGCAAAGATCGCCGCCACCACGCCGTCGATGCGTCCGGTCGACTTTTTCTTGACCGGGCGAACGTCCTCAAACGAGTTGGTGTCAACCGTGACCGCGGCCACCTGCGCCGCCAGGGCCGGGTTGCCTCCGTGCCGAATCTTCCGCTCCAAAACGAGCGCCTCGAATCGCTTCGTAGGGCTCGACATGGCGCGAAAAGACTGGGGGTATTCTTTGACTTTCAGCCCCTCCCCTTGCAGTTCTACGGCCAACTGGGTCGCCCCGGTGATGTCCACAACAATCTGCTCGACAACGTGCTTTTTGGAGAACTCCAGCACCCATTCCCGAATCCGTGCGTGGTCGATCACGTCGCCGTCTGTCGCCACAATCAGCCCCTCGTCGACCCAGCGGCCGTATGGCTGCCGGTCGCGCGTCTCGGCCTCTTGGATGCGGTCCTTCGGCATGAACAGGGTGCAGACCAGATCGAACATCCCGTCGTCGTTGGGGAACCACGCCGCCGCCGCTGAAAAGTCGATCCGCTTCGACAGGTCCATCCCAAGAACGCATTTCCGGCCGTCGAGGTTGCCCACGGGGCCGTTGCAGGACGCCCACCGCTCCGGGTCAATCCACCGGCTCGTTGACTCGGTCCAGACTCCCAGCGATCGCCGGAGCCAGCCGTTCATCGCAGACGGCTTGTTCTTCGCCTCGAGCGCGTCGGCCGCAAACGATTCCTCGGTCATGGTGATGCCCATGCCCGGGTTGCACCGCCTCCACACCTCCGGGGAGAAAAAGTCCTCTCCCGGCTTCGGCCCGTAGATTTTGCCGTAGAACCGCGGGTCGTAGGCTGGATTGGCAATCACCTGCTCGGCGTATTCGTGCTGCTCCCAGCAAAGACTCTGGCGGTCGCTCCCAGCCGTCGTGATCGTGATGATGATTGGCTGCCGGCGGGATCGGCCGGAATAGCGGAGCGAACTCCACAGGAGCGCGTCGGGCTGCGTGTGCAATTCGTCGAAAAACACGAACGAATACGAGGGCCCTTCCGCCGCGCCTGCATCGCGGGAAATGACTGACAGGCTCGATCCGCTGGCCCGGTGGTAGATCGTCCTCGTCGAGCGGATCACCTCGAGTTCGGACGCCAGGCCGGGGGAACGCTCGGTCATGTCCGCCAGTTCGTTGTAAATGACGCTGGCCTGCTTCCGCGTCTTGGCGGCAATGCAACCCAGCGCC